AATATTTCAACTAGGAAATACAAACACTGGTTGGATTCAAGCTTTTAAAACTGCCGATGGAACAAGTGCTGCAAATAGGTCAGGTGGATTAGCTTTCCATACATCTAATGCTAATTCTGTAACAGAAAGAATGAGAATTGATTCTTCTGGTAAACTATTAATAGGAAGCACTTCTTCATCATTTGACAATAATTCAAAAGTAGTTTTAATTTCTGGGTCTGATAGTAATTTTACAAATGCTGGACAAGCTTTATCTTTAAATAGAACAGGCAGTAATGGTGCTATATTAGGTTTTTATTATGATGCTTCAGGTGTTGGAAGTATTAGTACAAACGCTAATTCTTTACCATCAGATAGAAATTTTAAAAGAGATATTTCTGATTTAGATTTAGGTCTTGAGCTGGTTAGTAAATTAAAACCAAGTCAATATAATTATAAAATAGATGAAGAAGGCTCTCCTAAAATGTATGGTCTTATTGCACAAGACTTAGAACAAGCATTGGAAGAAGTAGGTATAGAAAAAAATAGTAGTTGGTTGTTGCAACACGAACCTAACAACGATGAAAAACAATCTGACTATGCTTTAGATTATTTAAAATTAACACCTGTTTTAATAAAAGCTATTCAAGAACAACAAGACATTATAGATGATTTAAAAGCTAGAATAGAGGTCTTAGAAGCATGACAACTAAAATACCTGTAGAACTATCAAGTACGCCAAGCATTGTTGATGCTGGCGATGCTACGGCTATTACTATTACAAGTGATGAAAAGGTTGGTATTGGCACTTCTGGCCCTAGCACAAATTTACATATTGGAAGCGGTACTGCTGGAAATGCTTTAGGTGTTTTATTAAACAGAGGTGCTACAACAAACTTTTTTGAAGCACATGATGGAACAAAATCAGCATATATTGGTACAGATAATTCACAAACTTTTATTAAAGTAGGTTCACTTACTAATCACGCTGTCCAAATAAGTCAAAACAATAGTGCTGCAATTTTTATTGATACTTCCAAAAATGTTGGTATTGGTACTACAAGTCCACAAGGTCAAGTACATGTTAAAAAAGATTCTTCAGAAACCGATTTACTTCTTCAATCAAATATAGGTGGTACAGGCTCGGCACAGGGTGGCAGATTAATACTTGCTCTTGGTGCATTAAGTAATACAGGCTCGGGTAATGCTGATACAAGAGCAGGAGATACTCTTGGCTTAATTAGATTTAAAGGTCAAGGCACTGACTACTCTTATGATGGTGGAGAACTTTATGTCGAGGTGCAAACAGGAGATGGCGATGACGATAGGTCTAGTCAAGGTACTATGATGATATTCAAAACAATGAATGTAGGAGTTCCTTACGCACAAGAAAATTTTAGAATTGCACAGGATGGTACTTTAACAGCAACTGATACTACGATTGGCTCAAATTCTGATAGAAGAATTAAGAAAAATATAACTGACTTTACAGGCGGTTTAGACTTGGTTAAGAGTTTACAACCTAGAACTTTTGAGTTTAAAGATGAAACAGGCAAAAGAAAATCAGGTATTCGTAGAGGTTTTGTAGCACAAGAAATTTTAGAAAAAGATGATTATTGGGTTTATGAACAAGAAGCTAACGATCAAGATGATTCAGAGTATGAATATACAAAAGATACTGAAAAAGTTTATGTATCAAAATTAACAGATAAAGATGCGATGTATGTTTCTGCAATAAAAGAATTACAAGAACAGATTGAAACCTTACAATCTGAAATTAACACACTCAAAGGAGGTGAATAATATGGCAATTAACTATACATGGGATGTCAAAACTGTAGATGTTAAAGAAATAGACAGCAACGCTGATACTGTCTTTAACGTACATTGGAGAATTATTGGAACTGATGATACTAATACTGTTAAAGATTCAGAAGGTAATGATGTACCTGCTACTGCTTCAGTATATGGTACGCAATCTTTAGATACTTCTGACTTATCAGACTTTACTGCTTTTGCAGATTTAACTGCAAGTGATGTACAAGGTTGGGTTGAAGCAGCTATGGGTGCAGATAAGGTTGCAGAAATGAAATCTAATCTTGATGCTCAGATTGACGAATTAGTAAATCCTGTAGTACAAACAAAAACTATAGGTGGTTAAAATAATATATAATTTCTAATTATGGCAGATACAAATACGACCAATTTATCATTAGTTAAACCAGAAGTAGGCGCAAGTACGAATACGTGGGGTGGCAAGATCAATACAAATCTTGATGCTGTCGATGGTATTTTTAATGGTGCTGGTAATGGTACGTCAGTAGGCCTGAACGTAGGATCTGGCAAAACTCTTACAGTTGGTGGTACTTTAGACGTAAATGGCACGATTGATTGTGAGGGTGGTGCGATTGACAACACCACGATTGGTGCAAGCACGGCTTCTACAGGAGCTTTCACTACGCTTAGTTCTTCTAGCACAGCAACATTAGCTAGTATTGCTTGTGCTGGTACTTCTACTTTAACTACAGTAGATATTAATGGTGGTGCAATAGATGGCACAGCGATTGGTGCTAGTTCTGCTAGTACAGTTGCAGCAACAACTTTAAGTGCAACTGCTTTAACCGCAACTACTGTAACTACTTCTGGAAACATCAATACTACAGGCGGAGAAGTACAAATAAATGGCACAAATGTTTTAGCTGGTGTTTATCCAGTAGGATCAATTTATATAAATGCTAGTGTTTCTACTAATCCAGCAACATTATTAGGCTTTGGTACATGGGTAAGTTTTGGTGCTGGTCGAGTATTAGTTGGTTTAAATTCTGCTGATTCAGATTTTAATTCTGTCGAAGAAACAGGTGGTGCTAAAACTCATACACTTACAACAAGCGAACTACCAGCTCACTCGCATGGTGGTATTTTTCCTTCTGGCGCTTCTGGTAGTTTTTCACAAGCATTTGATGTAGATAATCCTGGAACTGGAGCTGATTTAGGAAGTGAAAAAACTACAAGCAATACTGGTAGTGGAGCAGCTCACAATAACTTACAACCTTATATAGTCGTTTATATGTGGAAAAGAACGGCTTAACTTTAGAGATAAGTCATGGCGTTAGTACAAATAACACCCCCAGCAGGAATAATAAAGAATGGCACAGACTATGCCAATAAAGGTCGTTTTGTCGATGGTGATTTAGTACGTTTTGAAAATGGTTATCTAAAACCTTTGGGTGGCTGGACATTTTTTAGACAAAATCCAATTGGCACATTTTTTAGTGGCACAGTAACAACTGCTTCATCAAGCGCAAACATAACTGTAACTACAACTGCTGTGCATAACTTACTTGTTGGCGATACAGTAGTCTTAGAAGATTTTGCAGCTACAGGTGGTATTACTGCCAATCAAATAAACACAACTTTTACAGTAGCAACTGTACCTTCGACCACGACATTTACTGTCGCTACAACTGGTACTGGCACATCTGCTGCAACTTCATCTGCTTCAAGAGTTATTCAACCAGCAGTTCCAATAGGTATGTATTCTTACAAAACCAATGATGGCGAAGAAGTCTTAGCTATTGGTACTAGAGCTGGAGTAAATATTTTTTATAATGGTACTTGGTATGACATAACGCCTGCTGGTTTTGTTGGTGATGATGTTATTACCTCAACTGGTTATGGCGCATATCACTATGGCGTAGAAGATTGGGGAGATGCGAGAAGTCAATCAGGCATACAATTTGATACCAAAAGTTTTTCTTTTGATAACTGGGGAGAACATTTAATTTTTTGTTTTGCAGGTGATGGCAAGATATATCAATGGCGACCTGATGCTGGTAGTGGTAGTCCAGATACCATAGCTACCGCAGTAACCAATGCACCAATCGGCTGTCAAGCAGTTATCGTTACTAATGAAAGACATTTAGTAGCAATCGGTTCTGGTGGCGATCCTCGTAAGATAGCCTGGTCTGATAGAGAAGATAATACCACTTGGACATCTTCCGCTAGAAATACAGCAGGCGATTTACAAATACCTACTGGTGGTCAAGCTAATTACGCAGTCAAGTATGGTAACGATATTATTATTTTTACCGATGTTGGTATAAACAAGATGTACTACGTTGGTAGTCCTTTTGTTTATGGCATACAAGATGCTGGTGTAAATTGTAAGGCAATCAGTCCAAGATCAATTATATCTTCTGGTAACTTTTTATCCTGGATAAGTGAAAACTCTTTCTTTACTTACGATGGCAGAGTTAGAGAACTTAAATCAGATGTCCATGATTTTATCTTTGATAACTTACAACAAAGAACGCAACAAGCTACCTTTGGCGCACATAACATTGATTACAATGAGATTTGGTGGTTTTTTCCTGTTGGTGATACAGACCAACTATCACCAAACAAATATATTATTTGGAATTACTTAGATAATGTGTGGTCTATTGGTGAACTCGATAGAGGTTGCTGGATAGATCAAGGTGTCTTTGATAATCCAATCGCTTGTGATTCTGGTGGTTTTGTTTATGAACATGATAAAAGAGCTTTGTTTAATTCACCAGGATTAGGCACAAGAAAACCTTTTTGTCTTACAGGCCCATTGGAAATAAGTAATGGCGACAAAGTGGCTCAAGTAAATCAAATCTTACCTGACGAAGAAACTACAAGTTTGCCAGCAATAACTTTAAGTTTTACTGGTCGTTTTACACCATTAGGTGCAGAAACAGACTTTGGTAGTTTTTCTTTTAACGCTGATGGTTATACCGATGCTAGATTTTCTGCTAGACAAGTGCAAATGAAAATAGAAGGCGATGTTACGCAAGACTTTCAAGTTGGCAAGATTAGATTGGATGTACAACCTAGAGGTCGTAGATAATGGATTTTGATGCTAAACCGCAATATATCCAAAGAGCAACAAACTTAAAATACTCTTTTGCAGCTACTACACAGCAAACTATTTATACTGCACCAAGCGGTGATGATTTTACCTTTGCTGTAATAGAAGGCATATTTGCTTGCGATCACGGCAACCAACAAACCAATTTAGACATATCAATAACTGATACCAGCTCTAACGAGTTTTTTATATTTAAACAACATAATATAGCTGCACATGGCACAGAAGAATTAGTAGTCAATGCAGGTCTTATTTTAACGCAAGGTGAGATTGTCAAAGCGCAAGTTAATCATGCAAATATAGATTTGGTTATTAGTATTATTGAATATGCAAAGGGTGATTAAAAAAGAAGATTGGGAACT